GCCCCTCGATGTCCGATAACTTTTACCGGCTGCGCCCGGTTAACTGCCACCGGCTGCGCTCTAACTGCCACCGGCTGCGCTCGGCTAATCGGTGCCCGCTGGGCTCGGTCCAGCGCCCGCGGATCGCGTCCCGGTGGGTTTGCGCGGTGCGTCTCGGGCCGTGGCCCGGCTTGTTTCACTATTTAACTCTGCGCAAAAGAAAAGGCCCGCGCAATGGCGGGCCTGATCGTCGTTGTGGGGCTGCTGGGGTGTTAAATATGGTCAATAGAGATAGTGATATCACCGTCGCGGATCATGTCCTTCACTTCGTCGCGGATCGCGTCGGAAGCTCTGCCGGGGTCTTCTAAGTTGTCCAGCCGGTCGGCAATGTCGGAAAGGGCGCGGCAATCATCAACGGCGGCGTCAATCATCTTTTCAAGCTCGGGTTTAAAGATGGCCAGCAAGGCGGCGGCGGCTTCGTCGCGCTGGGTGCGGATGCTTTGGATTTCCGCGCTCATCTGATGGGTGCTGCGTTCCAGCCGTTCGCCGTAGTCGCGCAAGTTTTTCATGTCATGCGCTGCGGCGTCGAGATCGTGCGCAAGGTCGGTCTGATCGGTCAATCGGACATTACTTGCGAGCGCGTGTAAGTGGTCAGGGTTTGTTTTTAGTTCAATCATGTTTTCTACTCCATAGAAAAGGGTTGGCGCGGCTTGCCCGCCGCTATGGGATTATATGCGCTAACTTTAAGGAAAGTAAAGAGGCACAAAAAAGGCCCGCGCAATGGCGGGCCGGTGTCTTATTATATAGGCTGCGGATTAATCAAACCGAGCGATTTTATAAGGCCCATCCAATCCGATGCGGACCGCCGCGACGCCGTAATCGTAAACATAACAGAAAACGCGGCCATCAAAACCAAACCGGGCCAGCGGTGCAAGTGGTGCGTCTTCGTCGTTATCCGCCTGATATGTCCCGTTGTGGTCCAGCGTCCCCTTCCAAGGATAAGACCCAAACCCGCCGAATTGATAGGCGTTATCCATACCGGCGCAAACGCCGTCCAGCGTCAAACCGGTTTCGCTATCTTTTGCAAAATGGCAGGCCTCAAGGAAAAAGTCGGGGATGATCCCGCAGGCTTCAACCAAATCTTCGGGACGGTTGCGCCCGGTGTCCTGATCTTTGGCCGGATTTAAAACGCGATCCAAAAGAATGTCGGACGCCCGGAAATTTACTTCGAAAATATTTGTCATGTTTTTTACTCCATAGGTTAAGTTGAACGGCTTGCCCGCCGCTAGTGGGATTATATGCGATAACTTTATAAAAAGTAAACCCCCACAAAAAAGGGCCGCACAATGGCGGCCCCGGATCTTATTATATAGCGGCGGTTTATGCGGTCACTTTGTCCAGCAATGCGCCCGCTTTGCGTTCGACTTCAATTCTCGCATCTTGGTGGGGAACATCGCGGGCAATTGCGGTGATCGCCTGCGCTGCATCCCAAACGGTTTCAACCGGGCGGCCCTCTTCTGTTAAGTGGCGGGCGGCCGCTGCTTTGGCCATGCGTCCGGACAATCCCGCCCGCTTAGTTAAAAATTCTAAGCGGCTTTCGTCATCCTTGGCAATTTTTGCATCTTTCGCCGCTTGAACACCTTCAACAAAAGAATGCGTCGATCCGTTTGCGAAAGACTGCAACGCGGGGCGGGCCTCCATTGCAAACCGGTCCGGCGCAAATTTAGTGTGACGGATTTTAATCTCGTGAAAGTTTTCAACCCCCCACAAGTTCCGATTCATGCAAACGCCGCGCAGATACATTGCAGCGATTCCGGCTGTTTTGCTGCCGGTTTCACTGTTCCATGCATAAAACCCGCGAAACATCAAATCGGGCTCACCGTTTGGAAGCTTGCCCACTTCAATCGGGTTGCGGTCATCCACAAGGAAAACGAAAACATCCCGATCCGACGCAAAAAGGGTTGTCGTGTCCATAGAAACCGGGATTTCAGGATCATAAACGGCCATGCCGTTGCGGCTGCCGGTCATCATGCCGGGCACTTTCCAGCGGCCGCCGCTCTCTTCTATCAAGTTTTTGATTGGCTCCAATATTTCCCAATCAAAAATCCGGCCATAATCTGGACCGGTTGCGGCCCGCAATTCACCGCCCGGATCTTCATGGCCATAAACTTTAATCAATTCCTTGCCCCGATTATACTTCAGGCCCCACTCTAAGCACTCGGCCGCTATTGGTGCGGGCAAGTCTTTAAGATATCCGGCCGGTGCCCCTGCAAGTTGGGACAACTGATTGAAGCTCCAATTGGTGGGGGTGTTGTTATGCTCGCGACGATTATCGTCCGCATATTCAACAAACACATTTCCCCGGCTGGGGTTTTGTTCGTCAAAGTCTCCGACGATTTTCATCTTATGAGTGTCAACAATGCGGCTTGTCATGCGGCCCGCGTCCACTTTTTTATAAGCCAGCATGTCATCAAGTGACAAAAACTTTTGATCGTCCGGGCGGCTAAACCATTGTGAGGATACTGCACTGTTTCCGATACCGTGCGCGAAGGCGTTAGTTGTATAAGTCATGTTGTTAATCTCCGTAAAAGTTAAAAGAAGCGAGCCATTGCCCGGCCCGCTCCTATAATCTCGCATAAACTTGCATATGATTGCAAGCTTTATTTTTTAGAAAGTTATTCTGCCCCGATATCACCCGCCACATGGTGCCGCACAATAGACCGCGGCGGCAGGCCTTTAACAAACCGCAAAAGCTTTTCCCCGTCGGTTTCATCCGGCTGCGCACCGTTTGCAGTATCATCCCACCATATGCGGACGTTTCCCCCATCGGCATAGCATCCGCCCTTGATAGTTAAATCGGCGGCTTTCTTCTTTCCATTGCCGTGCGCAGTAAAGCCAACAATAAAATTTCGATCTAAGCGGGCACAAAGCGGGTCGCCATTGCCACAACTTGCGCACGATATGTCCCGCAATTCGGCAGGACACCGAACGACGTTAATCCCATGCGGGGCCGGTTGCGTTTTCTTTTCCTGCCAAGATTCCTCCGAGACAACAACAACGGACGGAACACCGTTATGAATGGAAGCGGCTGCCGCGCCCAAGTTTTCGGTGCTGTAATTAATAACGGTTTTATCTGCCCGCAATTTTTTGCCCCAACCAAAAGCATGGGGATCAAAATGCGAATAAGTGAACGATACACCTTTAGACGGTTTCGCGTCTAAAAGCGCATCAAGATAAGCATCATCGATTTTTTGCGAGCCTTTGCCGCTGCAATTCATTTTGCAAGTGCTGGGACAAGTGGCGTATTTTTCCCCGGTGCCCGCTCTATATGTTACCGCGATGCCTTTTGTTTTTTTGGCGCGGCTTAGTTCAACAGTCTTTAACATGGTTTGCCCTCCGTAATGTATGCGACTTATCCCATACTATAGCGCAATAAAAAACCCGGCGTCAACCGGGTTTAATTTTATTATTTTTTACGTCGTTTGGGCTTTTGTTTTATCGGCCGCCGCCGCGCCTTTTCACGATCCTGCTTTTCCCACGCCTCTTTACCGTATAATAATTTGCCAAGCCAATTAAATAAAAACATTTAACCCCAATCCTTTTGGCCGCCGTCGGCTTCCCCATCAGAATAACCCGCATGATAAGCCTTTAATTCAGACGGTTTTAAATCTGTCACGCAGGTCGCGCAGTCTTTACGGCTCGTGCCACCCGTAAAGTAATGAGGGTCAACCGGTCGGTTATACCAATAGTCCGCCCGTCCGCGATCATATGGACCGCCGTGTCTTTCATCATGTTTCATAATAATCTCCGTAGTTAGGTCTAAGATATTATGCGATTATATGGGAGATATCAAGCTCATTATCTTAACCCAGTCAAAATCTTCATCAGAAAAGTAAACCGGCGCAACTTTCAGGCCTTCCAGTTTTAAATCCATCGCGTCTTTACCGTGGTACAAATAGATCATTTGCGGCTTAGTTTTAGTTTGCAGTTTGCGGACTAAAACCCAAACGCTGGCATGACTGTGATTAGTCAGCCACGCAACTTGGTGGGGTCGTAGGTCCACTGCGTTCCCAGATGTTGCCTTTAATTCTACAAAATGAAACTTACCGTTTTCATCGCAGCATAAAACATCCGGGATACCCGGCATGGCCCACGTTTCAATTCGGGTACTTTTCCATGTTCTCGGGCTCTTCTGCATCCCAGTCTTCATCAACCTCCAAAAGTCGGCCTCGCGCTTTGTCGCGGTTCTGGGGATTGCTCTCTCCTTCGGGAGTAACGTCGATAGTGATCGGGGCATAACTTTGTTTAATCTCCTTTAGAGCATTCAGCACTTCGTCTTTGCTCATCGAATCGATGCTGCCATGACGTATTTCTGATCTGCTCACATAAATATCACCTTGCGCTTGCCCTCGCCGGTATTCAGCCTGTACGGCTGCCGAATAGGCTCCGTTGGTTAATGCGGCATCGCGGATGGTTTGAAGGTCGCGCAAATGCCTTTGGTAGTTCACACCAAACTTTTCATCCAGTTCGGCACGATATGATTGGATAGCTGCCACAACATGGGGGCAGATGTTTGGGTTGGTCATTTCGTAAGCACGAGTGTGTGCTGATCCAACGGGGTATCCAGCATTAACGGCAGCTTCCCGCATAGTGATCTGGCCGTCTTTTGAGACAAGCTCTTTTACAAAAAGCTCTTGCCGCCTAGTAAGGACCGCTGATTTCGTTGATTTAGGTCGCCCGCGGCTTTTGATCTTAGCAGGGGGGTTTGCTTTAGCTTTCGAGGCCATACGAGTATCCTAGTTATTTGCAGATACTTTACTCTTAAAACCGCTCTCTTGTATATACAGC